CAATCGTATGTTCGTCATAACTGTCAAATTTACTACCATCAGACGAGACTATTTTGATGTATCTATTTAGAAGAGGAGGCTTCATTTCCGATTTGATGATATATTGCTTTCCGTCTTCACACTTTGGAAGAGTGATCGTAATAGGACTTTTTGTATCTACACCTAAATAAAAATCTTCAATTGTAGCAGTATAATTAGATTGTATCAATTTAGTCATAATATTTTACTTTCCTTTCCAGGTATGGCACCAATAATTTGTTAGCACTGGTGCGCTGTAAGCCGAACATTCTTTAGATAGTGCACTATATGCGGCGCAGTTACCACAGTTTTGAGCTAGTTGATAACTATTTGGCAGAGATGGCGCAATAGGTTCTCCACTTGCATAAACAGTTGCTCGTGCTGGCCAAACTTTTTCAGTTGGTTCTACCTTTGATTCTTTAATTTCTACTTTAGGCTCTTCTACTGTACGCAGTATTGTATAATATCTTCTCATTTTATTCTCCTCATATAATATTCCATCGTGTTCCATCAAATACTACAATTAGACTTGCTTCGGAGCCAAGAGTCTTATCTCCAGAATCATCTAAATTTTGTCCGGTACCTTTGACTTTTATTGAGCCTTCTACTTGATTTTTGACTATATAAACTTTTCCAACTGTACCTAATGGAAGTGTAATTGTTATACTTTTTTTAGTTGCGCCAATGTAATAATCAGAATCACTTGCAGTATAATTAACAGCAGTTAGTGTTACATTAATTGAACCACTTGAATTAGCAGCTGATAAAATACCTGCTGGAGTAATAGACAACCCAGCACCAACTTGAATAACTCCTAGTGATGTGGTTGTTGCTATATCAGCATCAAGTGTTACTCGAACTATGCCAGCTGGTGTTACAGTACTTGCTGGTGGATTTTGCTTTAAAGCAGTTCCCGCCAGCACTACATTGGGTTGTCTAGTGTAAGCCATATTAGATGATCAACCATTGTGTACCATTGTACACCAAAGTTAACGAACCATATGGAGCATTGATTACTGCCGTGGCTGCACCATCGATAGTTCCTGCAGTTGGCGTGATAGTAATTGGTGTTGCTGGTGAAGCAAGACCTAATCCATCTTTAATAGTGAATTGTTGACCAAGTACGCCAGCTGGTAATGTAACGGCAACTGCAACTGGACCTGGAACAGCTACATCAACGACATTATCAGTTGCAGCCACTACTGTAATAGGAGTTGCAACAGCAGTTCTAATATCTACAAATCCACCACCACTTGCACTGACTGTGATTGTATTTGAGCCAGTGCCTGTTGTTGGCGTTATAGTAATACCTGATCCTGCAAGGATTGAGGTAGGGTTATTTGAATATGACATTTTAGTTTCCTTTATTATTATTGTTAATTATAAGTCATAGGATGAGTGTGTGTGATGTGTGTAATATAATTACACTATACTCCACTCAGTACCATTGAAAATTAATTGTATGGCGCCATAAGGCGTATTAATCGTTCCACTAGATCCATCAACTAACTGTCCACCAGTTCCTTGAATAGTAATAGGATTATTATTAGCATCGCCAAAACAATCTTTTACAATATAAACGGTTCCAAGTATACCTGTTGGTAATGTTATTGTTACTGGGCCATTAGTCAATACGCAAAGCATATAATCTGTAGCTAAAGCAGTATAAGTTGCTGTTGTAACATCAGTCACTGCAACAGGACTTGGATTACCACCTCCACCAATATTTTGATTACCAGAACCTATATTGATATTATCATTATCATTGATGATATTTTGTTGTGGTATTCCAGGTATTCCTGGTATTCCAATAGGAGCGTATGGTCCTATTGGAGGCATTAATGATGCCCAATAAGGTGTTATCGTTTGATATTGATACATATATTCTCCTTAAAAAGAAGACCCATCCCTCGTGAGGATGGATCTTGTTTCAATTAACGAATATTGGTATTATTGTTAAGTGGGTTAGCTGTTTGCGTACCGGTACCTACGTTAATAGCTGAGTTAGTAGCTTGGATGTTTTGCGCCATGCTCCACAAAGCATTGTATAGTTGACCATACTGTTGCTGTTGTTGAGATTGTTGTTGCATTTGGTTAATGTTGTTAGTTGTAGTAACTTCAATACCACGGCTACGTTCTGCAAAGTCGAAACGATTCTGTAGAGCAATAACTGCTGCATTAGCATCAGACAATTGACGATTCAATGCTGCTTCGTACTGAGCAGTGATCAAAGCACGAGTCTTTTCACCATCAGTATACACTGCTGTTTGTGTATCATTAGCAGTTGTCAATACTTGTGTGTTAACACCATTCAATTGTTGCATTAATGCAACTGAATTTCCATTAACTAAATCTTTAACACCTTCAATACGACTGGCCAATGAACCAGTTGTTGCGTTAAATTGGTTAGTAATACCAATAGTTTGAGCATTTTGTGATGCTTCCATTGCTGCTGTATTGACTGCAACTGCTTTATCAACTGCACCAATAGATTGCATCAAAGACATATTTGCTTGAACTTGTTCTGGAGGTGAACGTAGAAGTGCTGCTGCACCGGCACCATCACCATTACCGCCAAATAGATTACCATTGTTGCGTAATAGGCTGCCAAGAATAAGACCACCAATTAGACCGCCACCGCCTCCACCACCAAATAGACCACCATCACCATTGCCACTCATCATCATACCTGTTGGATTAAGAATTTCTGCCATTTTGATTTCCTTTTTTTTATTATTGTTATTTTCCGGAAAATGCTGTGCGCGTCACAGCAAACGTTTTGAGCTTTCGCTCAAATCTTTTTATGCTATAACAGCTTTATGCTGTAGGAACAACAGACGCGGTAACTGCTGCTGGAGTTCCTGCTACAATAGAAGGCAAGTGCGCTAATTTTAATGCATCACCTTCAATATCATCACTAAGTTTGATTGACTTTTCAGTAATCAAATCAATGTGATCATCACTCATAATATCTAGAGCTGCTATTTCTAGCAGACGTTCATAAAGTGGGATTTCTAAAGAAATTACTCCGTGCTCATGCGTCACTTGCGTAATTGTAGTTGTAGTTTTTCTCATAAGATTCCTTTTTATTTTTATTATTTGATCTTATTGGTAGTGTTGCACTACCTAATAGTATATATACATCCAGAATAAAAAAAGCACCATAAAGGTGCTTTTTTTTTGGTACCCGATGACGGGCTCGAACCGCCGACATTTGCCGTGTAAAGGCAACGCTCTACCAACTGAGCTAACCGGGCAATACCATATAGAAACACACTATAAAGTGTAATGTATTTTTATATGGTGGAGGCGATGGGGCTCGAACCCACAACTTATCGGTTAAAAGCCGATTACTCTAGCCATTGAGTTACACCTCCAGAGTAGATTGTTTTGCCGCTTTACGTAGAGCTTTATTACTCTTACGGTGCGACCCTGCTTTTCGGAATAGTGCTGGACGAACGAAGCAGTTACGTTCGCGCACGATTAGTTTTCGTTTCATCATTTATTTCCTTAGTTAATTGGAGCGGGAGGCGGGAGTCGAACCCGTCTATTCAGGTTTGGAAGACCGGCGTGTAACCACAAACACTTCACCCGCTTATTTTAATCGTACTCCATTTGCGAAGCTTTTCTCGCTTTTGTTCACGAGCTTTCTCTACCCATCTAGAACCTATAATATCATTTTCAATCAATAAATCAATCATACACAATAGATCGCCAACTTCTTCTTCAAGTCGTTCACGATTTGTTGCGCCATTATGTTCAGCATCGATGCCAAACCTAAAAACCTTGCTAATAGCCTGAGTTACCTCGGCGCATTCTTCCTGCGTAATTAGAAGGATTTCTTTTCCGTTATCCATAGTACCATATTCCTTTTGATACTGTAATTATACTATAGCCACGAATATTTGTACACCGTTATTTTGGCGGAAGCGGTGAGATTCGAACTCACGGAACCTGCGAAGATTCGGCAGTTTTCAAGACTGCTGCAATAAACCGGACTCTGCCACACTTCCTTATTGGCACCTCGCCAGGGATTCGAACCCCGTCTTTTGATTTTGGAGATCAACGTGCTGCCGTTAAACACTAGCGAGATATTTGGTGCCCGAGGCCGGACTCGAACCGGCACACCTTTCGGCGAGAGATTTTAAGTCTCTTGTGTCTACCTATTTCACCACTCGGGCAAATATCAATTATCTTCTTTAAATACTATCTTAGCGCTTCCAAGAGTACCCGGCATTTCCATAATCATACTATCTTCTTTGTCTCTAGCAAAGATAGCATCCCAGCGTTCAGCGTACTCTTTATCTGAAACTGTCTTTGGACGAGGAGCAGATCCTTTACCTCCAGCATTTCCTGTCATATCAAACGTTGCTACCATATAAACTCCTTGATAACTTTAATTGGTCGGAGTACAAGGATTCGAACCTTGGGCCCCTGCGTCCCAAACGCAGTGCTCTACCAGACTGAGCTATACTCCGTGCTTTAATAATTTTAGATTAAGAACAAAATTTTCAACAGTTAATTTAACTACAGTTGCTAACATCATCATATCTCTAGAATCAGCATCTGTTTTTAAATAGTTTTCTAATACACTACATGCAATTGTCGAGTATGCATCATGCTCACTTATAGAAAGCATCCCCCAATCAATAGGATCTTCAGACTCTATTTCTTGAGCTAATTCAACTAACTGTTCTACTAGTGTTACCACGATATATTATTCTTACTATTCCAATCAATTTCTTCAACAAGCGCTTCAGCATTGATTTTAAATATACTGAATTCTTGTTTATTAATTTTAGTAACTATCTTTTCTAGACTTGCTTGTGCTGATGGTTCTTTTAGCCAACGAGCAACCCAGTACCATTGAAAAGCATGTGAAGTATCATTAATTCTATCATAGTATTCAGCTAATTTAAGTGTTGCTTGTACACTTTTACGCTTACCACATTCTAAAAGTGCAGTAACACCTTCATTAATTTCGTTTTTAGTTGCATCTGGTAGAGATAATAGCGCTATTCCTAGATTAACTTTAGCTTCTAGATCTTTATCAGCGCAGTTACGCCACACTTGCAAGCTAACATTACGATAATTTTCTCCAAAGTAACCCTCTGAAAACATATTACCTATTATAGTTTGTTTATGAGGATCCATCAATATTTTATTGCCAGCTTGAAATACTGCAGCAACTTTTCTAATGTATTTCCTTGGAATAACTTTTCTTTCGGCTAACTTAATTAGTGTTTCAAACGTAGAGTGCTCTCGATTGCGAACAGTTCTCGCTAAAAGAATAGGCAGAGCCTGATCATAGTTCTCATCACTTATAAATTTCTGGGCTGTAGTCATACTTATGTTTGAATTAGCAACATCTGCCATTAAGTATTTAATGACATCTTCTGTGCTAGATTCATCATTAATATTCGATGCCACAAATTTAGCAACGCTTTTATCACTATCAACTTTAATTGAAGATGGATTAGGCTCTGCGCCAGGAATATCAATAGACCATATTTTTACAGGATCTGGTATATTTTTAAAACTCTGCAGACCACAATCAATAAATTTAGCTTGGTCGATCTTACCGAATACTGATTTATATACGATATCACTCATACTGATTCCACCATAATCAGCTTGACTCTCGATACGAGCAGCGAGATTTACAGCATCACCCATAAGATTTGTGCCTTGTACAACAACATCACCTAGATTAAGACCAACTCTAAATCTCATAGGTGTACTATTTGAATTCTTTTTATTTCTCTCATATAGTGCTGCTTGACATGCGATAGAAAACTTTACTGCATTAACTGGACTAGCAAATTCTGCTAGCACACTATCACCTGCACTATTAAAGATCCTGCCTCGATATTCTTCAATCATTCGATCAATTATTTCGCGACATTCATATAGAATTCTTAAAGTACCCTCCTCATCTGCACTCATCATTCGGCTATACCCAACAACATCAGTACAAAATATTGTAGTAAGCTTGCGTTCCATTATCGTTCCTTTATTTGTTAATTAGAATGTATGCAAATAACAAATATGTTGATTGATGGGCTAGTTGGTCAATTCCAAATTCTCGCCAAAATCTTTGATTTGAAAAATCTTTACTGCCAAACTTAACTTTAAGCCAATCAATGTGATAGTGTATGACAAAATCAATCAATCCACACGCCAATATCATTATTGGCGAAATGTTTATAAAAGGTGTAAGAATTAATAGGGCAAGTAAAGTTCCTATAACATGATCTAAAGTATGACTAATTCCTACAAGATCCTGATATATTCCTTTACGGATTGTCTGTGAATAAGACTGTATATGAAAATCAGCAATGTGATGCTTGATTTGCAATACAGCCAATATTAACAAAACATCCATAAATTTATTGCTCTAGATGAGTGAATTCGTCTTTATGACAACCACAGTTAGGGCAAAGATAAAACATTGGCAAGTCTTCAAACTTACCATCAACTTCTTCATCATGAATGTGATTACATACTTGGCATTCGTATTTCATATAAAACTCCTAAGATAAAAAATGGTGCCCCATGACAGAATCGAACTGCCGAATTCGGATTACAAAACCGACGTTTTACCACTAGAACTAATAGGGCGTTGACTCTTCTATATATAATGGTGGAGAATATCGGACTCGAACCGATCTCAGATTCCTTGCAAAGGATTCATGCTTACCCTGAGCATTCCCCACATTCTGGCTCCCCAACCTGGGCTCGAACATGATATGCTGACCGAATTGGATTCGAACCAATCTATTTCTGATTAACAGTCAGACCCGCCTCACCTAGAACGGTATCGGTCAGCATATCATGCTAGTATACCCAACATCTTTAGTTCATCTTCCATCAAAACCGTCAATTTTCTATGTTTAGGAAATTGACTCCATTTTGCCTCATCCTTTTCTGTTTTATATCCCTTAATCTCGATATACTCGTCACTTTCTATCAGATAGAAGTCGGGAGTATATCTTCGTTCTTTCCCTTCAAATATATATGCAAACGAATCTTTATTACGAATCCATTTGATATTATTTTGATCTAAATACTTTGCATATGATAATTCCCAAGTACCATGTAAATCAACACCATTATAGTTAAAATGCATTCTTCTAGCCAACGAAGTGTGCCAAGTGCCTTCTACTATTTTATTTCTTACAGAAGCAGAGATTTTCTTTGCATTTTCTTCTAGAAAATCAAGAGTCCTAGCTTTATTGGCGTCTGATATTTTTTTTCTAGAAGTTTCTGGCATTATATATGGAACACCAGTTTCCTTAGCTTTAGTGTATTGATTTTCACAGTTAACCCTTTGAAAGAGTAAATCATGAAAAGGTGTTGTTTGCCTATTTGGATTTGATTTGCATAATCTCTCATGGTTTCTCAATGAATTGCCATTTTTTCGTTCATCATTACAATAAGAGCAAATAAACATAAAAATCTCCTTTATGTTTATTTATACAAATTGTATTTTTAAGTCAAGTGCTCTACCAACTGAGCT